TCACTGTAAGTGAGATAGCAAGATTCTTCAATGTGAATCCTATCATGCTCTATGATCTCTCTCACAACAACTACAACTCATCAGAAGCAGCAAGGCTCCAGCTCTTGACTGACACACTGCAACCTATCATGGACAAGATAGAAGCAGAGCTTGAGACTAAGCTCTTCTTGCCTAGTGAAGCAGAGACAGGCTCTATCAAGTTTGACACTGAAGAGTTCTTGAGATCAGACAACAAGACTAAAGCTGAGTACTATAAGATGCTCTGGCAGATTGGTGCTATATCAATCAATGAGATCAGAGCTTACCTTGACTTGAATGCTATTGAGGATGGTGACTTGCACTATGTGCCTGCAAACTTAGTCACTCTAGAGAACTCTAAGAACATAGGGTACAACACAAGCACATCTGACAGGAGACATCCAGAGAGAGATGATGAGAATACAGATGAAGACACTGACAAAGAGACAGAAGAGAATGGTGAGAAGGCTGAATAAGCTCTTCTCACTTGTGTCAATAAATACCATACACAACAATTTTGATTTAAAGATGAAGAACAATAGAATAGAGATAAGGACTACTGGCTCTCTTGTAGCTGACCAAGAATCTAGGAAGATTGGTGGCCTTGCTATAGCTGTTGAGTCTAAGTCTGAGCTCCTTGGTGGTACTTTCTATGAGACTATCAAGCGTAGTGCTGTAGATGATGCTCTCATCAAAGGTAATGACATCAAGCTCTATATGAACCATGACTCAACACAAGGCACTATAGCTAGGTCTAAGTTTGGCAAAGGCTCTCTGCGCTTGTTTGTCACTGACAGAGGCCTTGAGTTTGAGACTGAGCTGCCTAACACTGAGAAAGGAAATGAAGTCATTGAAGGTATTCGTAGAGGTGACATAGATGCTTGCTCATTTGCTATGGTACCAGACTCTGTCACTTGGACTGAGCTTGACAATGACTTGTACCAGAGAGACATCAACTCATTCAAGATGATAGATGAGATTAGCATCCTTTCTTGTCTTCCTGCCTATTCTGCAACTGAAGTAGACATGAGAAGTCTTGATGACTTCAAGTCATATAAAGAAAAAATCACATCTCCAGACGACACCATGGAAGAGCCAAAGACACAAGAATACAACAAGAGAGCTCAAGAAGATGAAGAGCAGAAGCCATTAGACGAAGAGACCAAGGCTGAAGATGAGAAGAAGCCTGAAGAGGAAGAGACCAAAGCTGAGGAAACTGACAAAGAGAAGGAAGAGATCAAAGCTGAAGATGAAGAGCAGAAGCCTGAAGAGAAAGACTCGGCAGAGGACAAGAAGCCTGAAGAGGAAGAGAAATCTGAAGACGAAGAAGATGATGACGAGGAAGAAGACAGGATGCTCAAAGAGTACTACACTTCTCTTAGAGATCTAATCAAATAGAAATCTGATAATAAATACCATAGCTATGACTAACAAGATAGAACTCATAGAGCAGAGGATCCAGCTCAAGAAGAAAGCTGAAGGCATTCTCTCAGCAGGTGAAGCAGAGAAGAGGACTCTCAGTGCTGATGAGAAGAGTCTCTTTGAAGAGGTTCGCTCACAGATTGCTGACATCGACAAGCAGATCTCTGACATCGACAAGTCTCTTGCAGAAGAGAAAAGACAAATAGAAAACAAATCAAAAGAATATACATTAGACATGAAGAAAATAAACCTTACTAGTGAGATTCGTGCAAGGATTGAGAATCCTTCACTTGGAAATATCACTGTTCCTGCTTTTGAAAGCCGTGATGCTAGCCAATATTCAGTGACTGGTGACTCTGGTGCTAAAGGTGGTGAGACTGTAGAGACTGTTGTTGAAGGTCTGCTCACTCCATTGTATGACAATCAGGTTCTTGGCAATTTCACATGGCTGACTGGCCTTCAGGGCGATGTGAAGATCCCAGCAATGGCAGGCAACACTGTAGGTTGGGAAGGTGAGGTCACTGAAGCAGACAAGACTGACTCCGCTATCACTTCTGTGACTCTCCAGCCAAAGAGACTCTCAGCATATGTTGACATCTCTAAACAGCTCATCCTCCAGAGCAATGCAAACATCGAGGCAGTCATCCGTCAGGATCTGATCAATGCACTCAATGACAAGCTTCAGAAGACATTCCTTGGCAATGAAGCCGGTACATCTACTAAGCCTGCAGGCCTGTTCTACAATGCTTCTACTATTGATGCAGTGAGCTTCGCTAACATCGTAGCAATCGAGCAGGCAGCAGAGGAAGCTAATGTAGCTCCTACTGGATACATCATCAACCCAGCTATCAAGGCAGATGCTCGTCAGGCTGTGAAGGCTGTAGGTCAGGGTGGATTCCTGTTCGAAGGTGGCGAGCTTGATGGCATGCCTACTGCTGTCACTAATGCAGCTAAAGGTGTCCTCTTTGGAAACCTGAAGGACTTTGTCATTGGCCAGTGGGGTGATGTTGAGGTTGTTGTAGACCAGTACACACGTGCTACATATGGTGAGATCCGTCTCGTCATCAATGCTTACTTCGATGGCAAGATCCGTAGAGCTGACAGCATTGTGGCTAAGACTATCGCTGAGTCTTCTGAGACTCCAGCTCCAGCTGATCCAAGCTTGGGTGAGTAAGCATAATGAATGCATAAATCATATGTGTGAGAATTGACTTTCTCACACATTTTTTTGTCATAAATACTAAGCAATGATTAATGAAGAAGAGAAGAAAAAATGTTTAGAAGAAATGTTAAGTTTCTTCAAGGGGATTGATAAGTTCCTCATTTTTGAGGAAAAGTCCGAATGATTGGAACTTGAGATAAAAATCCTTTACAATATTGTTAGGTAGTATTATTAGTATCTCAAATAGGTCAAAATGAGGTATGTCCTCAATATCTGTTGTAACTTGAAAGTGTTTTGTAAAAACTTTTAACTTTGGAAAATAGTATGAGATCTCATTAGTTAGATACTCTAAAGATCTCTCCTCGCGAGTCTTTGTATAGAATATTACTTTATCTATACAATTATACTTCTTCTTACATCCATCAAAAAAATCTAATCTTTTCATATAAAATAAACCTTTAAATTAATAATTAAAACTAAATACTTTCTTCTCTTCTTCCTATTGTGTACTAGCCAACTCTCTGAAAGTTTACGGATTAACACTCTTTAACAATAAATACTTGCAAAGAGACTATATGACAACTGCATGATACTATCAATAGAGCACGTCAAGAGATACCTCAACATAGACGAAGACTACAATGAAGATGACCAACTTCTGATAAACCTCATCAACATATGTGAGCTGGCTATAGCTAAGTACATCAACAGAGAGAGCTTGGATGAGTTTGGCTTAGATGACACAAAAGAGAACAGCACACTGCGAGCTGCAGCTCTTATGCTCATTGCAAGCATGTACAAAGACAGAGAAGCAAGTGTTGACCATGAGCTGAAGATCAATCCCTGCTTTTCAATACTTTTATCACCACTCTACAAGTACGGATTCCCACATGACTAATGGCATAATCTATATGTTCACCAACAAGGTGAATGGAATGAAGTATGTTGGCCAGACTATAAGAGAAAGAGCCAGATACAGAGCACACATTGACAGATGTGAGTCATTCATAGATAGGGCTATTACTAAGTATGGAATAGAGAACTTTGAATATGATGTTTTGCATAGATGTAATGGCACAAGAGAGAACGTCATAGGAGAGCTAAATTTCTTTGAGAAGAAATATATCAAGAAATACGATTGTATATGTCCTAACGGCTATAATATGACTTCAGGTGGAGATAATCCAGAGTCATATAGTGAAGAGACAATTAATAAAATGTCTGAATCACATAAAGGTCGTATTCCTTGGAATAAAGGATTATCTAAAGAAACAGATGAAAGACTAAAAAAACTATCAGATAAAACTAAAGGAAGAATCTCACCACTTAGAGGAAGGAAAGTAGGACCATTCTCTGAAGAGCACAAGAGAAGGCTATCAGAAAATGCTACAAATAGAAAGCCTATATCTGAAGAGACAAAGAAGAAACTATCAGAAGCATCAAAGAGAATGTGGGCTAATGCTAGTCAAGAGAAGAAAGATAGAATGCGCAACAAAGGAAAAATAATGTCTGATGAAGCAAGAGCAAACATGTCTAAAGCAAAACTTGTTTGGTGGGAAAACAAACGCAAGAATAACCTATGAAAGCAGGAGCATACCAATACCAGATAGAGCTATACCATAGGAAGACAACAACTAATGAGTATGGTGAAGAAGTAGAGAGCTATGACCTTGTCAGGAAGACTAGAGCTGCTATCAACTTCAGGTCAAAGTCTAGAGATCTTGGCCTGATGGAAGAGCGTATGCCAGGCACATATGAGATGATAGTCAGGTCATATGTAGAAGTTGATGACACATCTAGAGTGAAGTGGCAAGGAAAGACATATCGTGTCATAGAGTGGCATGAAGATCTGCAATACAGGGACAAAGTCATAACTGTTGAAGAAGTGAATGAGTAGAGAAGGACTAGACATAGAGATCAAGCTGAAGAGTGACAAGTACGAAGAAGTGTTTGACAGGCTAAGCCCTAAAGAGCTGGAGAGCATCTCTAAGAGAGCAACAAAAGCTGCTGCTCAAGTCATTGTCAGTGAGACTAAGAAGCAACTCAGATCTCATACTAGCAAAGCTAAGTCTACATACACAAATGCTAAGCATGGGTGGAATCTGATAAAGAGCAAGAAGACTGGAGCTGTCATAGGTGTCAAGAACCTAGAGCAAGGCATCAGGATGAAGTACCACAAAGACGAGGCTATGACTAAAGTGAACATCATGGGTGACTTCAGGCTGAAATGGATGGAGAAAGGAACTAACAAGAGAACAGCAATACTGAAGTCAGGCCAGAAAG